ATTCTAATGCACGAAAAATACTATTGGCTCAACACTCATTCTCGTCAGTTCCTTGAAAGGGGTTACCTTGAGAACGATATCACTCCAGAAAAACGCATTCGTCAGATCGCAGATCATGCCGAAGAGCTCCTTAAGATAAAGGGCTTCGCTGATAAGTTCGAAGATTACATGGCAAGGGGTTTCTATTCCCTCGCCACACCGGTGTGGACGAACTATGGAAACAAGCGAGGCCTGCCTGTCTCGTGCTTTAATTCCCACATCACCGACGAGATGGAATCCATTCTGTGGAAGACCGCAGAGGTGGGCACGATGTGCAAGCACGGAGGCGGCACGTCTGGTTTCTTCGGTGATCTTCGCGAACGCGGCGCTCCGATCTCAGTGGGCGGAGAGTCTTCTGGGCCTGTGCACTTCATGGAACTCTTTGATACCATCGCCGAGGTGATCTCTCAAGGCTCCGCTCGTCGCGGCTCGTTTGCCGCGTATCTTCCCATCGAGCATAAGGACGTTGAGGAGTTTCTTCAGATTCGTTCGGATGGTCACCCTATCCAGAACATGTCTATCGGTATCACCGTCACCGATAAGTGGATGAAGTCCATGATAGACGGTGATAAGCCCAAGCGCGAGATCTGGACGAAGGTCATCAAAAAGCGGTTTGAGACCGGCTACCCATACATCTTCTGGACCGACACGGTCAACAAGGCTGCACCCAAGGTTTACAAGGACAAGCACCGCAAGATCAATTCAAGCAATCTCTGTTCCGAGATCTGTCTTTCCTCAACAGAGGACGAGTCGTTCGTGTGCGTTCTTTCCTCCCTCAATCTTCTTCATTGGGACGAGATCAAGGGTACTGACGCCATCGAAACCATGATCTACTTCCTGGATTCGGTCAATCAGGAGTTTGTCAATAAGACCGAGAACATGAAGTTCATGGAAGCTCCGCATAAGTTTGCCAAGAACCAGCGTGCTCTGGGTCTAGGCGCTCTCGGTTGGCATTCGCTACTTCAATCTCGCATGATCGGCTTCGAGTCTCTTGATGCGAAGATGCTCAATACTTCAATCTGGAAAGTGATTCGCGAGCGAGCCGATAAAGCAACCATGGAACTCGCCGAGAAGTTCGGTGAGCCGGAACTGCTCAAAGGTACAGGCCGCCGAAATGTAACGACTCTGGCTGTCGCTCCGACCACATCCTCGAGCTTCATACTTGGCCAGGTATCTCCATCCATCGAGCCACTCAACTCCAATTACTTCGTGAAGAAGCTGGCCAAGGGAGCCTTCACTTATAAGAACCCGCACCTCAAGGAAATCCTTAAGAAGAACGAGAAGAACGACGAGGACACGTGGAAGTCTATTCTGACTCACGGCGGATCCGTTCAGCATCTTAAGTTCCTCACCGCCGAGGAGAAGGAAGTCTTCAAGACATTTGGCGAGCTGAGCCAGAAAGAGATTCTGATTCAGGCATCAGCCCGTCAAAAATACATCGATCAGGGACAGTCGATCAACCTCATGGTACATCCCAAGACTCCTCCCAAGGAGGTCAATCAGTTGATGATCTTTGCCTGGGAACAAGGCGTCAAAACGCTCTATTACCAGAGAGGCACCCACCCCGCTCAAGAACTTAGTCGAAACCTGTTAAACTGCGTTTCCTGCGAAGCATGAAATACGAAAAAGAATGTCAATGCTGTGGAGCGGTCTTCAAGGTCATCCTTGAGGTCGATCTCTCCGAACGATCCTCTGAGGATCTAGAATCTTTTGCGGACGACGACGCGAGCGATATCTACCCTGAATTCTGCCCTTTCTGCGGCAACCACGACGACGAGGAGCCGACCGAGTCGCACGTCGAAGAAGACGAACAATAAACGCGATAAATACATCCAATATGACATGGATGTATTTGAACGAGATATATGATCCCAAGCCATCCGAGATGGCTCCTGAGAAGGTCTATGGGATAGTCTATCTCATCGAGAACATCGAGAACGGCCGACTATACGTAGGCAAGAAGGTTCTCTGGTTTCGCGGCTACAAGTCCGTGAAACTGAAGAACGGCAAGAAGAAACGAAAGAAGATCCTTGTGGAGTCGGATTGGCGGGAGTACTACGGATCCAACAACGAGCTTAAGAAGGACATCGAGAAATTCGGCAAGGATAAGTTCAAGCGCACCATACTCCACACTTGCATAAGCAAGGGAGTATGTTCCTATCTGGAGATGAAAGAGCAGGTGGAAAGAGGCGCCATCATCGATGAACGGTACTACAACGAGCAGATCCGCTGCAGAGTTCATCGAAGTCATTTGAAATCATTATCACTTTAGGATGTACAATCGTCGCTGGATTGAGTAGTATCTAGTAATGCCTATCATAGTCGACTATTCCGGAATCGCCATATCCAACCTATTCGCGATGAAGCTGGACCCTCAGGAGCATCTGGTTCGGCATATGATCCTGAATTCGCTTCGCATGTACAACTCAAAGTATCGTAAAGAGTACGGTCAGATGGTCCTCGCGTGCGACGGCGGCGGCACCTGGCGCAAGCAGCTCTACCCTCAGTACAAGGCGCACCGCAAGAAGAACCGCGAGGAGGGAGGTCTGGATTGGGCCGAGTTTTTTCGTATCCTCAACACCGTGAGGGATGAGGTTCGAGACAACCTACCTTACAAGGTGGTGCATATCCAGGGAGTTGAGGCGGACGATGTGATCGCAACCATCGTTGAGCAAACTCAGGAGTTCGGCAAGGGTGAACCGGTCATGATCGTATCCGCCGACAAGGACTTCATTCAGCTGCAGCAGTACAGCAACGTGAAACAGTTTTCTCCCATGACGAAATCATTCGTTAAAGAGAAGGATCCAGTGCGCTACCTCAAAGAGCAGGTGCTTCGTGGGGACTCGGGCGATGGAGTACCCAACGTGCTTTCTCCAGACGACGTGTTCGTGAGCGGAAACCGGCAGAAGCCGGTTAGTTCGAAGAAGGTTGAGGAATGGATCAAATCCTGGCCTACTCTGAGTACGGTCATGGACACTGAGACCTACCGTAACTTTCAGCGAAATCAGTCATTGATCGATCTTTCGAAAATACCGCAAGACAAGAAGACCGAGATTATAAATACCTTTGAGTCCGTGAAAACGAATTCAAACATTCTGAACTACCTTATAACAAAGCGATGCACACAGTTGATAGAGTGTGCTGAAGAATTCAAATCACCATGAACCTATTGATATCCGAAATTTTGGAAAAGACCGGCGCTGCCAAAACGCAGGCCGAAAAGATCGCCGTCCTCAAAGAGAACGAATGTCGCGGCCTCAAGGACGTCCTCCGCGGAGCCTTCGACGACAAGATCGTCTGGAGCTTGCCGCTCGGCGCTCCCAAGTACCAGTCTTCTCTATCGGCTGAAGGCAACGCGCCGTCCGACCTCAAGCGTCGCACTCCAGAATTTCGCTACATGGTCAAAGGAATCCCGGATTCCGACGGACTCCATCCTCTTCGCCGTGAATCTCTGTTCCTTCAGATGCTCGAAGGCATACATCCCAAGGATGCTGACATGATCATCGATATGAAGGACAAGAAGTTTGGCGGTAAATACGACGGCGTAGACAAGACTTTGGTCAATCTAACTTGGCCGAACTTAATAACCTGAAGGCACCAAGTGCCTATTTCATTATGCTCGTTACAACCTCAGAAACGCAGCTCAATGATAACATCCCAACTGGACCGCTTGAAGCAAGACTCCCAAGAACTCGACTACTACGTACAACGCCTTCAAAAGGAAGGTAAAGTTACACGAGTTCTGGCAATCCAGAAGAAACAGAAGTTCCTACAGGACTACATCGACAGCCTTCAGAATGAGGAAATTATTCCTCTCACAATGAAACTTTAGTATTTACACCAGGCTGGAACCTGGTATTATAGTTATTGAATGAACATCTTCGTGCTTGATAATGACCCCGTGATCGCTGCCCAAACGCAGTGCGACAAGCACGTGGTTAAAATGATCGTCGAGTCGGCTCAGATGCTGTCCACGGCTCACCGCCTTCTCGACGGCAATGTGTCTATCGTTCAGCGGGTCAGCCCAAAGACCGGCAAGATGCGTAAGGCCAAGATCTGGCAAATCAAAGACTCGCCGCTCGACTCCGTTCTGTACCAGGTTTGCCATCAAAATCATCCGTGCACTCTCTGGTCAGTCGAGTGTTCCGAGAACTACGAATGGCATTATCGGCATTTCATCGCCCTCTGCGACGAGTACGAACTCCGTTACGGCAAAGTGCACGCCACACGTCGAAAGCTTGCCGATGCTCTGCGCGCCCTTCCCAAAAACATCTCGCACGGCACCATGACGCCTTTCCGTCTGGCCATGAAGTCCAATCCGGAATGCCAGCATACCGACGATCCGGTCCGCTCCTATCGTGAATTCTATCAGACCAAGCAGTCACGCTTCAAGATGAAGTGGACCAAACGCGAAGTCCCGAATTGGTTCATTCTAAAACATGCCTAACTACGACTTCCATTGCGAGAACTGCCAGCACGAGTATGAGCTCATTATCCCATCGGAAGATCGAGATAAGAAGCAGAAGTGTCCCGTATGCGGAAAGAAGCAAGTAACGCGTGGCGTGTCCGCCGTCAAGATCAACTACGGCGGATTCAAGGAAAACCTTGGTCGCGCCGGCAACGGATGGAACGATCTTCTGAATAAAGTCAAAAAGGGTTCTGCACGCAGCAATACGATCAAAACAAAGTAATGGCTAAAAATAAAAATAAGAACAACAAGATCAAGACGGTCCCGTCTGGGATTCGCCTTGAAAACCTCAAGCAGGTTGAACCTCTCACGAAGACGCAGAAAGAAGTGTTCCAAGCATACAAGAAGGGAAACCACCTCTGTCTTTCCGGTTCCGCCGGCACTGGCAAGACCTTCCTGGGTATGTATCTTGCGCTCGAGGAATTGCTTTCCAATGAAAGCGCATATAACAAACTCGTGATCGTTCGTTCCGCGGTTCCCACTCGGGATATGGGATTCCTTCCTGGCGACCGCCTTGAAAAGGAAGCCACGTACCTTGCTCCCTATCAGTCCATCACCGGCGAGCTCTTTGGAGAATACAATGCATGGTCTAGGTTAATCTCCGAGGATAAAGTGGAATTTCTCACCACGAGCTTCATTCGCGGTATCACGCTGCGTAAGGCCATCGTGCTTGTGGACGAGATGCAGAACCTTACCTTTCATGAGCTTGATTCCGTGATCACTCGGCTCGGCGAGGACTGTCGCATCATCTTCTGCGGCGACTATTACCAAACCGATCTTGAGAAGAACAAAGATAAGTCCGGTATCATAGAGTTCATGGCCATCATCGAAAAGATGAAGTACTTTCATCTCGCCGAGTTCGGATGGCAGGACATCGTTCGGTCCGGCCTCGTCAGAGACTACATCATGACCAAGGAAATGGAAAAGAAAAAGTGATGTTTATCCACGAACCAGTCGATCTCAAGTACGGTGATCTCGTCTGCGAGACGCTGTCAAGCGGCCGCACGTACCTGACGCCGGAAGGAAAGAAGTACCCATCCATCACGACCGTGCTTGGTATCTTATCAGCTGATGCCATCAGAGAATGGCGGGCGCGAGTGGGAGAGGAGGTTGCTAATAAGATCAGTCAGAAGGCGTGTATTCGTGGAACAAACGTGCATACGATCGTTGAGAAGTTCATTTCAAACGAGCCTCTTCCCAAGATGATGCCCGATGTGATGGAGTCGTTTATTACTCTGAGACCTATTCTGCTTTTTCGATTGGGCAAGATCTTTCTTCAGGAGAAGCCGCTCTATTCGGATTATCTTGGCGTGGCTGGTCGAGTAGACCTAGTTGCAGAATTCGATGGAAAGATATCCATCGTGGACATCAAGACGTCCAAGCGTGAAAAGGATAAGGACGACATCCATAGTTATTTCATGCAAGAATCGGCATACGCCATCATGTTCGAAGAGCGTACCGGTGTCCCCGTCAGTCAGCTCGTTACCGTGATGGCTGTTGACGGATCCGAACCAAGAGTGTTCATAGAAAAACGAGACAACTGGGCACCAAAACTTCTAGAAACAATCGCAGAATACAAACGCCGAAAACTGTTCGGACACGTAAGATAGATACTACATCAACATGAACAACCCACTAATTGAAATGCTTCAGGGCGAAAAGAAACCGACCTCAAGTTTTACCGGTCAGGCCGTCACTCACGTGCACGAGTACTACATCGTGGGTACGATCAGCGAAGCCACGGCATACACCGAATGGTTCAACCAGATCCGGCATGCGCCTTCCAGCGATGCAATCAAGATCTACATCAATTCCACGGGCGGAGATCTATGGGCCGCCATCCAATGGATGCGAGTACTGAAGGAATGCCAGGCTACGGTCTCGGTCTCCGTTGAAGGTGCGTGTATGTCCGCCGCAACCATCGTATTTCTAATGTGTGATAATTTTGAGATCTCCCCTCACAGCATGTTCATGTTCCACAACTACTCCGGCGGTGCCGTGGGTAAGGGCGGAGAGATGATCGACCAGATCAAGCACGAGCGCAAGTGGTCTGAGAAGCTGCTGCTCGACATCTACAAGAACTTTCTCAATAAGAACGAGGTCGAAGCCATACTGAACAACAAGGACATCTGGATGACGGGTGAGGAAGTTGTGGCTCGGCTGAACTTCCGCAAGAAGATTCTGGACAAAATGAACAGGGATGCCGTAAAGAAGTCACTGAAGAAGTGACGCAAGCAGTTGGCTGTCAGCATCTTAGAATAATTTTCATCGGGTGTTGGTTACCAACGCTTTGGGTAATTCAAAGTGTTTTACTTTTCCGTCAGGAATGGTAAGATTGTCTTATGAATAACACTCCCTTCCTTAAAGAAAAGTTCCATTTCGACGGTATGTACCTCAACTATGGTACTGGTTCCTACACGAAGGACGCTCGGTTCGTGGCTCGCTTCAAGTACAGCAAGCGCGACAAGGCGTCTTTCGTCAAGTTCCTCATCGCGAATTTCACTGTCGAGGAATACTTTAACGCACTGAAGGACGAGGCTCCGGTCACCGTTCTTGAATCCAAGGGCTGGATCAGCGGCAGCGCCAAGAAACTCCTGAAGTCGTGGGATCTTCCTGCCACCGCCGATGGTCGCCGTCAGTACCGCGATCTGGTTCTCGCAAACGCCAACTAAGCTAATATGTACACCGAATCCGCACAGACACATCGGCTGCAGGCGCTGGGGCTGCTTCCCAAGGCACCGCCGCAAGAACCTAGCGAGAAGCAACTGAATCGCTTCGGCGTCATGATCTGGGATCACAAGACCGGAGGTCACTGTCAGGTTCTCTCTGGTTCAAGCTGGAAGCAGGCCGCCAAGTACTACGTGCCACGCAAAGGCTACAACTCAGTGCTCAAGTCCATCACGGGATAAACAAAGCATCATGACCGCAATAAAGCAATTTCAATTTGTCAAGCACATGCTTGCAACCGATGAGGTATGGGCGCTACGAGCGCTGGTTCGTCTCCATGAACTGCAGTCGTTTAGTGCGGACGATGCAGAATTTCTGAATAGTGTATCGGCTCATTATATTAAACATGGGCGGAAAAGGATATCAGAAAAGCAGCTTACCTGGGTCATGAGAAAGATGCCGAGATACACCGCGGCGATCGTGGAGATCTCCGATGCCAGCAAACTCGGGGCGATGGCCAGCGAATGGTCGGCTAGGCCTTTACCAGGTAAGCTGATGAATACTCCGATCTACGATCCAAACGATCACATGAACCAAACCCTATGAGTATCTCGTAAGCAATTATAAATAGAACATGAACACGGACCAAAAACTTATACTCACGGATTGCGATGGAGTACTGCTCAATTGGGGCAGGGCCTTTGCGTTCTGGATGGATAAGGCAGGTTACGTGCTCCACGACGACACCGCCTACGCCATAGAGACTCGCTATAGGATCACCAAAGCTGAGGCCGACGGTCTGGTCAAGAAGTTCAATTCTTCACCTGAGATCGGCATACTCCCTCCTCTCCGTGATGCGGTGGAATACGTTCGAAAACTACACTTCGAGCACGGCTATCGCTTTCTGGTCATCACCAGTCTCGGAGCTTCTCCGGAGACCAAGGCGGGGCGTGTACGTAATCTTCAAACCATCTTCGGCCCCGAGGTCTGGAAGAACATCATATGTCTGCCCGTGGAGGCTTCAAAGAAAGAGTCGCTCATGCCTTACAGGGACAGCAATCTTTTCTGGATAGAGGATAAGATCGAGAACGCCGAGCTTGGATTGGAGCTTGGGCTCAGGTCACTGGTTATGAACCAGCTGAATAACCAGGCCGCGTCCATCGATGCTCCAAGGTTTGACACGTGGAAAGAGATCCATGAGTACGTTCTGAAAAATAGTTGAATTATTTGTTTTACATTGCCGAGTGTTGAGTATAGTATTTGTCTATAATTTAACTGCCAGGCTCCGGCTATAAGGAGCCCAAACGACCAACACGGGCGTCCAATCCAGCGAATCAAAAACTGAGAGGGACGGAAGTAGAATATGTTCTTTTCAGATAGAGCAGTCCCGGCTCTCTTTAAACAAATGCCGGGCCAATTTTTGCCCTTGTAGCTTAATGGTGAAGCACCGCTTTTGTAAAGCTCAAATTCTTGTAAAGTATAAATACTTCCGGCATGAACTATCGGAAGATTTACGATTCCCTCATTAAGAGAGCAAGAACGCGTATACTTGAATGCTACACGGAAACGCATCACGTGATTCCAATATGCATGAATGGGCCTGATACTTCGAAGAACAAGGTAGAATTAACTCCCGAAGAGCACTACGTCGCTCATCAACTTTTAGTCAAACTTCATCCAAAGAACAACAAGTTGATTTTCGCTGCGCACATGATGTGTTGCGGTCGGCCAAACAATAAACTTTATGGCTGGCTTAGACGCAAGCACGCAATAGCCGTAGCTAAAATTGATAGAGCTGGACGAAAGAATGGTTCTTTTCAATCTAGATGGGTGACTAACGGAAAGATCAATCAGAAAATATCAAAAACTGATAAAATTCCAACAGGATGGAAGCTGGGACGATTTATAGTCAAAACCAGATTTCACTACGACTGCATTTGTTCTCAATGTCAAAAATCTTTTAAGTCTAAAAGCAAGAGAAAAACTTGTTCTCTTGAATGCCAGAAAGCTAGCAGACCAGATATAGTCAGAGACAATTTTATTTCTCTTCACAGAGAATACGAGACAAACGGTCATGTGATTTCTAAGGCTTTTATAGCTTGTGGAATTGGATTCAACAATAACACCTTTGCTAGATTTAGAAAACTTTTAAGCCGGGTTGGCTCAGTGGCAACAGCACCGCTTTTGTAAAGCGGCGGGGTAACCCTACGTCGGTTCGAGTCCGACACTCGGCTCCATTTTGTTATTTGATATTTTTGGGGCTGTAACGGATTCGATTCGTAGGCAGACTTCAAGATCGCAGGTAGGAACACGTACGTCACATCCTTAAAAGTGCGTGCAAAAACAACCGACATGTCTAACGTCGAACAGGTCTACGCCCTCGCGGCATAACCTCGGAGCTCTCGTGATACTCACTACCGAGAAACTCCGCCATCAGTGAGTGTGGTTCCGTAGAATTGGCGTCCGGTATCGGAACCGAAATAACAGGAAAGCAGTACCCTCGCTGATGACCAGCAATGTCGAGGGTCCATAGACGCTGGTCTAAACCTGTAGTGATCGAGAGGAACATCTAGGAAGACCCGGGTTCGACTCCCGGCAGCTCCACCAATTTCACCCGCTAGGCCTCTTGTAGAAATACAATGCACAAAGTTGCAACCTGAATCGACAGGTGATCCCATAGGACGCTATGGAGTAGGGTTTTTATTTTATCGGAAACTTTTACAGCAGAGTGGAGCAATGGTAGCTCGCAACGCTCATAACGTTGAGGTAGTTGGTTCGATTCCAACCTCTGCTCCCAACTTAAATAAATAGATCGTATGATCCATGAATTCAATAATCCTATACATGTTGTCGTAGAGGACAACAAAAAAGGATACGCCATCTACGTCCGCGACGGTGGAACATTCGAAAACGATATCTGGTGCGTGGTTCACTGCGAGGGCGGAGAAGTCCGCCACTACACATCCTCGCAGATAAAGATATACTTCAATGCAACCTTCGGAATCAAAGCCGTTGGGACTTAAGATCCCGCTTGAATTTTCTTCAGAACGATCGCGCCGTCCACAAGGACGATCTCAAAGAGATCTCCATTTTTTACATTGATCTGCTCAGGCTTCAGTTCT